GGTTATTCAAGTTTATTTGCTGTTCAACAAATATATCGTTAGAAACTGGGCGTTTTTCGTCTGCACTAGCAATATGGTTCTGCAATATGTTTTGATATTCCTGAGCCATCAACGCTTTGCTTAACTCTATACTTGTGTTTGCGTTTTTTGCATTTTCCAAATCTGTTGCTGTCAGACGATTGTTTTCCGCTTTCTGAACCAGAGAAACGCCTAACAAGTATAATTTGCTATTCATTTCGTCTTGGAGATTTTCAGGTAAGCCTTTTATCATACCTGGCAACTTAGAAAGCGCGTTGGACAGCATAATAGGGTCGTCTTTGTATTGTTCATACAACTTAGCAGCTTCGGTTTTTACGGTCACATCAGCATAGAGTTTGAAGTTTTGTTCAGACGCTTTGATTTTAGCGTCGCCCAGCTGGTCTAATTCCTTAAAATCAGGCATAGTGACCTTAAACTGTTGTGCTTCAATTTCTGGTGGATTTCCAGGTGCTATTTGTCTTGCCATAATTAACCCCCATATACTTCTTTATTCAACGAACCGCTATCAGAACCAAAGCCTGCGTTCGCCCATAAATCACCCCAGCTTTCCATTGTTCCGCCTGCTGACGACACTGTTAAACCAAGGTCTGCTACGCTTTTAATCATATTAGCAGTTAATTGAGTTTTTTGCAATTTCTTTGTTATATCTGCTTGTCTTTCTGCTGAACGCAAAGCTATCTTTTTCAACTCAACGTTAGATTCCATTGTTTGTATGTCTTTTGTAGCGTCATACGCAGCATCTTTTGTCTGTTCTAGTATGTTTCCAGCAGATACGCGTAAGCCTTTCGCTGCCGTCATAACAGTATTACGCGCCAACATTGTATTGAATTTATCTGTAATCTGGTTCTTGTAATACAACACTTGGTTATCTAACGCAGCCATCTGATTTTCTGCTTGCAGTTTGGTGTTTCTTTCCTGCAATTCAGCGTTTTTCATATTTGTGCCGTATGTAAGCAGGTTTGTAAACATTCTACCTGCTGCCGCTGCTGTTTTCATAGACGCGCCAAACAAGCGTTCACGCGCCGCTTTTTCCCCAATACCACCAACCATTTGGTTCAGGTTGTTCAATGCACCAGTGGTGTCTTTTGCTGGTTCTGGGTTAAATACATTGTTTTGTGAAATCTGCGATAAAACTTGGTCTAATTTATCGTTAATAACACTACTAGCATCAACCGCTGGTTCTGGTTCGGGTTCTGGGTGTATTTCAGGTAGCGACATACCTTCTTCGCTTCCAATATAGGACATTGGCCACTGTTCTTTTGCAGGTTTCCATAAACTAGCTAGATAAGTATAAACGTCTGTCATTTTAGCTATCCAATGTTCCGTATTCTATATTCATCAGTAATGATTCTAGATGGAACATCGCCCCATTGTTGTTGGTTAATGTGTATTTAATTTCGTCTTTCATACCAGTTACGCCATAGAAACATATCTTATCTTTCTGTGGGTTCATATATCCTGTTTTACCGTTTATGGTTATTGCACCAGGCTCTGTGTCGTGAACCGACATAACTGTCTTACCAATGCGTTTCTTTATGCTCTTGGTCTTTCCACCCACATCAATCGGGTGTGAACGGATAGTTGCGTTAATAGGTAAGCCAACTGTCACATTGGTTAACTGTGATAAATCGTCTTGAATAACCCCACTTGCGTCAGTTTGTGCCATTCTCTGAAATACGCCATTTGAATAAATAGCCACTTCTGTTGATGGAATTGTCAGATATTGCACGCTTTCCAACGGTGTTCCTGGGTCAAGAGTATATTTAACCACAGCAAACGTGTTATTAGTCATAGGTATTGTGGTTAAATCAACATCTGCATCAAAGTCTAACACACAAGGATACACAATTGGGTCTTGGTGGCCATACGAGCTTCTGTGTGCAAAATTCAGCATAAATATCGGCTGTTCTTTTGTATTTACCACTGTATATATCAACGGAACTGTTGCCCAATCAGGATGTATTTTAGCTCTTGGTGCTGACCATCTGTTCCAAATGTTCGCTTGGTTGCTTGGTACAAAGTTGCACACTGCTAATCTTGGGTGTTCACTATTATCTTCATTTACCACAAACAGATATTTACCAGTGCTGTTCAGTTTATCTTCAAACTGTGCCATCGCTATTGGAAACCATACCAAATCGTGCGGTGCTAACTGATTTATCGTGCTTGAATTGAATATATTCGCTTGGAACTCGTATTGCATAGCTTTAATCTGTTGGCCAGTGCTATCAACATACAAGCAGAGCGAATCAAACACCAATGGATCACATTGTTCTATTGAACCGTTAGAAGATTGTTTTACAACAGCACCACTTTCATAGGTGTATTCATACGCATCTGTGAATATCTTTAACCCATTGTAGTCCAACAAGTGTGTGATTTTTTCCTTAAATTTGGTCAGAATATCTAAGGTTATTGGTTCGTTTTCTTGGTTATAATTGTTCTTCAAGTCGTTATAACGCGCAATCTGTGAACCGATGACAACAGCGTATTCTTCGCCATTATCTTTCCAACCAGCAGCCCATAATCTCTGGTTATTAAACACAAGTTTTTTAGGATGTGGATAACTATAATCAGCAGAAAAATCTGTTGGTGTTAAAGATTGGTAACCTGTTTCTATTTTTACAACAGAATCGTGTGCTGAATCGTTTGCTATAGGTGTTAAAAAAGAACCATACATACGCAAGTGTGATCCATCATTGTCGTAACCTTCTACCCGCATATAAGCACCATTGTTTGGAAACTGAACTATACATCCAATAGGTATATATTCTGCTATTGTTGGTATAGAATAACTCATATTGTCGCTTACATCTAGTGTGTGTTGACCTATACTACCATAACTTGATTGGTCAACCAACGTTGCAAATGTAGTGCCGATAATAATAGTAACTGTATGATTATCAGGTGGCAATGGAGATGGTTGAGCTATTGTATATGTTGCTAAAGTTTGTCCACTTGTATAAGTTTGTCCGTTTGTTAAAGTAAAAGAACTATATATTGTACTTCCTGCTGGTGGTGTTGTTGTTATACGAAGTGGTGTTCCAATACAATAGTAAGTAGTTGTTGGTGCTGTCCAAGTACCTGTAAATCCAGATTGATTCAAACCAGTGTTTATCCAAGAATATACAGTGGTTTCTCCGTTAGATTCGGTATAAGTATATTGTCCTACAGAACTAGCATCAAAATTCATACCAGCCACTTCTGCTGTTGTTATTTGAACCGTTTGTGTTCCGTTTGGTGCATACCAACCTGCACTATACTTCCATAAGTCTATATCTGGTGTAAACGTTCCATTATTGTTAAACGAGAACTGTATTTTCCACACGTTTGTTTCGGTTGCAAGCACCAGATAATTGTTCTGTTGTGCGTATGATATTGGCTTCGCTACCCATACACCATCTTCTGTTACACCACTCCAACAAACAGTGCCAGTAGCGGTTGCTTTGCTGATTATTTTACCGTCTTGTATGCGTATAAACTGTGGACTACTATGTTTATACACCCCAATCAAGATAATGTCTTTCTCTGTGATGTAAAAAGGAACAACCTGCAAACCTTCTTCGTATGTAAAACCAACGTATGGCGCAGGTGTTGCGAGTGGGTATCCTGCTGATAATGGAATTGGCGTTAGTCCTGGTCTGCGTGACACGTTTCCATAAATATCAGGAATACAATTTTCCATCAATTCAACGGATGCTTGGGTTATTCCAGTATCTGCACGTTCTTCCAACGCTTCTGCTGTTTCCCCACGCGACCATTTTACTCTTTTCTGTTGGCTCTGCATTACATACCCCCACCTAATTTACCGCGAATCCATAATATCGGATTGCCGTCAAGTGAATCGTGTTTATTACGCTTAGAATCAATATTCTTGGCTTTACGGAAGAAGAAAGGTTCTTCCCCAGTTAATAACTGCTGGCGTTGCATATCGCCATTTAGATAGCCATTTAAGCGTTGTGCAAGGAATATCTTAAACCAATCCACAAATTCAGGTGTAAATACGCTTTCATCCACGTCTGCTACATATTTTATGTATAGTTTATCGTTGTTTGTATATATCACATTACCAACATTAACATAATTACCCAAAATACGCATATTTTCGTCTGTAAATGCAGCCAAATAACCAATAAAGTCTGTTGGCAACAACGTAGCACGTTTGTACAGGCTTACAGTATTGGTAATAGCAGAACCTGTTAATGTCGCAAAAGCTTGTGCATCATTTGTATCAACATATTCCAAATACACTGAATTGGCATCTGCGTATATTTTGTAGTTATCATTTGTAAATTCTGTGATTTGGGTTGCCATTGTGCTATCTGTGTATAAACTTATAGCGGTGTCGGCTTTTCTACCAGACGGCATATCAAACACATATGCAAAAGTTGGTAAAACAGCGTATTTGAACGCCCAAGACCACTGATACATAGATAACGCAACAGATTTAGCCAACGCATATTGCTGGTTAATAATTGGTATATCTGTATTGTACTGGTCGTTCCAATCTGATATATTCTCGTGATTTAACTCAGTTAACGCCAGATTTTTGATGTCAGACGCAGTGAAAGCCATTGTTCACTCCTTTTTATTCAGCCACCCAAGATAATGTTGGAACACCACTCGCCATCGTTAAACGCAATCTATAATTACCATCTGCTAACCCAGATGTTGATGCTAAACGGTCTGCTGGTATTGTGCCATCTGCGGACATCAATTCAAAGTTTCCGTTAGGTGTTCCAACCTTAAATGTATTAGCATTACTGTTGGTACAACCATATATAGAAGCTATTTGTATTGCACCATACGCGGTAGTTTTTGCTTCAATACCAATAGCTACTCCATAATTTTG